ATCAAAACCTGAAGAACCAGAAAAACCAGATATGGGTTCAAAAGAACCAGAAAAACCAGATATGGGTTCAAAACCACCAAAACCACAAAAACCACAAAAACCACAAAAACCAAAGTATAATCCATACGGAAAAGATGCAACCGCCAATCCAGGAAACATGGCACCAGGCAGACCGTAGCTATATAATATAGTTCATAAACATAACAATGTTTTCATTTTTATTACCAATCGCTTCCAAGATTGTATCAGATGCGATTGACAAGATTCCCGATGATGCAGAATTGGGAGAAAAACTTATTGATTTATGCTTAGTCATTCTTAAAAAAGCAGTTAAATTAACAAAGACTGATATGGATGATAAGTTATTAGCACAAGTAGAGGCAGCGATAAAGGCAAGATAATATAAATACCAGTATAAAAAATACTAGGATAGAATCATGCCTTTATGGGGAGTAGCCGACAACGATGCTAGTGAACCTAAGAATTTGTCAACTGGCGAATTTCAGGGAACTGCTGGTAAGGCAATTTTCGGTGTAGACAATACCGAGCAAGGTGTTGTAAATGGTAAGACTGGCGATGCTCGTAAGTACGCAGCACCACACGCTGGATGGGTTGGAATCAACACTTACATGGATATGCACGGAAATCTAAGAGTAAAAACAGAAACTCTTGTTGCACTAAACATAACTTCTGCAGACCAATCAGACGACACAATATTCGCTGATAGTTAATTATTAACGATATGTTATGAGATTTGACGAATTGAACGAGAGCAATTATATGCTCTTCGCTATAAAATTCTATGATAATCCTCAAGCAGTTACAAAAGATGACTTCGAGAGTGATTTAAAAAGAATTCGTTATATAAAACGATTACTTAAACGGTATAAAAATACTGGTGAATTGAAAATTCATTTGATTATGAATCATCTCATCATCTTGTTTAATGTGTTCAATGACGCTGCAGTTCCACTGTTGTTTTATAATTTAGAAGAAGAACTCTGGCCAATCGTCAAGAGTTTTTTGGTGTTTTTAAATCGCATACCAGAATACCCAAAAACAAAAGCAGACACGATTGATGTAGATCAAGAATGTCTCGATCAACTCAATAACCTCTAATGGATATAGATAAAGTCATACAAAATTTAAGAGAGGCAAAAAAGAAAGCTAGTTGCCCACCAGGATTTAAGTATAGCAAGAAGATGAAGTCTTGCGTTCCTATTAGAAAGAAAGGTGGATATGGTGTAAGAGGATATTATATGGGTGGATATCGTGGTGGAGATAATCGTTCCGATAGTGGTAAAGGAAATGGGAACGGAAATGGTAATGGTAATGGAGGAAATGGAAATGGTAACGGTGGTAATGGTAATGGTGGCGGTAATGGTAATGGTGGAAATGGCGGTGGCAATGGTGGTGGCAACGGTGGTGGCAACGGTGGCGGTGGTAATGGAGGAGGTGGAGGAGAATGAAATCCTTCTATGACTTCTATGAAGAGGCAATCGCTAACTCTCTAAGTGGCGGTAAGATTGCAGGTACAGTTGAGGCAGGTGACGATCCCCCTGTAAAGAAAAAGAATAAAAGAGGTAGTGGAGCGAAAAACCGTAAGAAAAAAACATATGCTTATGGTGGTAGAGGTTCAAGAAAAATGTGGATGGCATAAATAAATTGGAGTAAAAATACTTAGTCGTGGACGATAATAACAACGTAAATGCAGCAATATTAGAGAGATTAGAAAAAGTTGTTCAGTCTCTGCAGGAGAACTCTGTCAAAATGGGAGAACTTCTTGCAGTTCATAATGAGAAGTTAGATAAGCAAGATCGTATTGATGCAGTTTTATTTGAAAAGATAGATGGTTTGCATAAGGATATGGATCGTGCAACCGATGAAATTAAGAAAGGATGTGAGAGAGATATACGTTTAGTTGATCAAAGACTTCGTACAATGGAGAAAAAAATGTGGACAATCGCAGGTGCGTTAACTGTGATTAGTTTTGTTGTATCTCCCATAGGACAAAGATTTGTAAGAGGATTGACAGTGCCACCACAATCGAGTATAATGCAAGTAAAGTAATTACTATAGAATGAGTGAAGTTGAATTTAAGAAACATCGTGTGTTCCGTGAGACACAGGATGTTATTTTTTATGATATATCTGTAGATGAATCGAACGCAGCTGACCTTGTAGTTCATACTGGTGCTGCTGTATCACCTCCAGATGACACTGTGGGAGCAAAACAGTTTTATCTACACGAATATCAAGATGATTACAATCGAGTTGTCTCAGGGCAAAGAACGTTTGAATTAATAAACTTTGATTGGAAGTATCGCTATCATATCGTACATTTGAATCGTCAGAGTGGTGCATTAGTCATACCACGAAACACATATCATCGTTCAATATCAGGAGAGAATGGTTCAATCGTAATAAATCAGGCAAAGAGATATGATGGTTTTAATGCATCAAAAGAGTTTATACCAAGGTCTTGTGCAATCGATCCTGATTTATATGCTATACTGTTGGCAGAAAAACCTATCATTCACACTTTAGGTGAGTAATGGATATAATTGATTCCAAATATATTGGACTTGTATCCTCCAGACTTCAAAAGTTTAAAAGAGTTAAAGCGGACCTTTTTAACTTTCGTTGTCCAATTTGTGGTGACTCAAAGAAGCATAAGAATAAAGCGAGAGGATATCTATATCAAGTCAAAACAAATACAAACTTCAAGTGTCATAACTGTGGTGCGAGTCTATCATTCAATAATTTTCTAAAACAAATTGATACTTCTCTTCATAAACAGTATACAATGGAGAAGTTCAAAGAAGGATTTGCAGGTGGAAGAAACTTTGTTGTTGAAGAACCTAAGTTTGAATTTAAGAAACCAGTATTTAAAAAGAAGTTAGATCTACCTAGAGCAGATGAGGTACCGATTGCAAAGGAATATCTTGAAAAGAGAAAATTAGATCCGTCAAAATTTTACTTTGCCTATAAGTTTAAAGAGTGGACAAACACACAAAAACAGACATTTGACACTATCGGTAGGGATGAAAGTCGCATCATTATACCAATGTATGATGAGGACAAAATACTTATCGGATTTCAAGGTAGAAGTCTAGGTCCTAACTCTGTTAAATATATCACTGTGATGATTAATGAAGATGCTCCAAAAATTTATGGACTCGATAAAATTAATAATGAAAAACCCATATTCATCATTGAAGGACCCTTCGATGCGACCTTGGTACAAAACGCTGTTGCTATGTGCGGCTCCGATCTTGATATTAGGTCGTTTGGTTGGAGCGATTGTATTTACGTTTATGATAATGAACCTCGCAACAGAGAAATCGTCAACAGAATCGACAAAACCATTAGTGGAGGATACAAAGTAGTAATCTGGCCAACGACTATTGTTGAAAAGGACATCAACGATATGGTGTTAGGTGGACACAAAATCATGAGTGTGCTAGAATCAAACACATACTCTGGTTTACAAGCAAAAGTAAAATTTAACAATTGGAAAAAAATATGACCAACGGAACAAAGGTTAAAAAGAGAAATGGTGCGATAGAACCATTAAACCTTGAAAAGATGCACGTAATGGTTGAATTAGCGTGTAAGAACCTTGCAGGGGTCTCTGCAAGTCAAGTAGAGATACAATCAGGTATACAGTTTTATGATGGTATTTCAACTGGAGAGATACAAGAAATATTAATCCGTTCAGCAAGTGATCTCATAGATTTAGACCATCCAAATTATCAATATGTTGCAGCAAGATTATTATTATATTCTGTTAATAAACAAATTTTTGGTAGATTACATGACCATCCAAAACTTATTGATCACGTTAAGAAGTGCGTAGATGCAGGAGTATATGACAAAGAGTTACTAGATTTGTATTCTGAAGAGGAATTTGTTAAACTCGAAACATTCATAGACCATGATAGAGATTATTTGTTCACATATGCTGGACTTCGCCAAGTAGTAGATAAATATTTGGTACAAGACAGAAGCACAGGAGCACTATATGAGTCCCCACAATTCATGTATCTTTTGATATCTGCTTCTATATTTTCAAAATATTCACCAGAAATCCGACTAGACTACGTTAAAAAGTATTACGATGCCATTTCCAAACACAGAATCAACATCCCAACACCAATCATGGCGGGAGTCCGTACACCCCTTCGGCAGTATGCGTCTTGCGTTCTGGTTGATATTGACGACACCTTGGATAGTATTTTTAGTTCTGATATGGCCGTTGGTCGCTATGTCGCACAAAGGGCTGGGATTGGTATCAACTCAGGTCGAATCCGTGGCATCAACGCTAAAATCAGGGGCGGTGAAGTTCAACACACAGGTGTTGTACCGTTCCTCAAGAAATTTGAGGCAACTGTCAGATGTTGTACTCAAAATGGCATTAGAGGGGGATCAGCGACTGTCCACTTTCCAATCTGGCACCAAGAAATCCAAGACATAATTGTACTTAAGAACAACAAAGGAACAGAAGATAATAGAGTTCGTAAACTAGATTACTCAATTCAAATTAGCAAATTATTTTATGAAAGGTTTATTGAGAACGGGGAGATTACGCTTTTTTCTCCTCATGATGTGCCAGGGTTGTATGATAGTTTTGGTACTGAATCTTTTGATGAACTATACATAAAGTATGAAAATGATGACACAATACCAAAGAAATCATTAAATGCTCAAGAACTTATACTTGACCTGTTGAAAGAAAGAGCAGAAACTGGTAGAATGTATTTAATGAACATTGACCATTGTAATTCTCATTCATCTTTTACAGATAAAGTTGAAATGAGTAACTTGTGTCAAGAGATTACATTACCAACTAAACCTATACAACATATTGACGATGAAACTGGAGAAATTGCTCTCTGTATCCTTAGTGCTATTAATATTGGCAAAATTAGGGATATTTCGGATTTTGAAGTTCTTTGCGATCTTAGCGTTCGGAGTCTTGATGAACTCATTGATTTTCAACAATATCCCGTCGGAGCAGCAGAAGTCGCTACCAAAGCAAGACGTTCACTTGGAATTGGTTACATTGGATTAGCACATTATCTTGCCAAGCAAGGAGTATCTTATGGTGATCCAGAAGCTTGGAAATTGGTACATGATTTAACAGAAGCGTTCCAATATTATCTAATAAAGTCCACTGTGAACCTAGCCAAAGAGAAGGGTGCATGTCAATATTCTGATCGTACTAAATATTCTCACGGTGTACTTCCAATCGATACTTACAAAACAGATGTTGACGAATTAGTTCCAAACAAGTTAAACTTTGACTGGGAATCTCTTCGTCAGGATGTAAAGAAATATGGGGTCAGAAACAGCACATTATCCGCACAAATGCCTTCGGAATCATCTTCCGTTGTTAGCAACGCAACAAACGGTATAGAACCTCCAAGAGGATATCTCTCAATCAAGAAGTCAAAGAAAGGACCGCTCAAACAGATTGTTCCCTCCTACAATACCTTAAAGAATAACTATACGTTGCTCTGGGATATGCCTGATAACACAGGGTATATTAATATTGTTGCTGTTATGCAAAAGTTCTTTGACCAAGCTATTTCTGGAAACTGGTCGTACAATCCACAAAATTATGAAAACTCAGAAGTTCCTGTCAGTGTAATGGCACAAGACTTCCTATCTACTTACAAGTATGGTTGGAAGACATCTTACTATCAGAACACATATGACATAAAAACTGATGAAGTTGGTGATACTACAGAAAATGAAAAGAGTGATAATCTAGAATGTTTATTAAACGAATTAAGTAACGCAAAGGAGGGAGAGTGTGAATCCTGTTCAATTTAAAGTTTCACCTATCAATAGCAAAAAAATGACAAATCTTAAAGGCATGACCGTCTTTAACACAGAGGAGTGTAATACAAAAAAACAACCTATGTTTTTTGGTAAACCTTTAGGAGTACAGAGATATGATAACTTTAAGTATCCTGCATTTGAGAATCTAACAAAATCTCAGTTAGGATATTTCTGGAGACCAGAAGAAGTATCTCTACAGAAAGACCGTGGTGATTATCAATCATTACGTCCAGAGCAGAAACACATTTATACATCTAATCTTAAGTATCAGATTATGCTTGACTCTGTACAGGGTCGTGCACCAGGTATGGCATTTCTACCATACTGTTCTTTACCTGAGTTAGAAGCTTGTATGGAAGTGTGGTCATTTATGGAGATGATTCATTCACGTTCATACACATATGTTATCAAGAATGTTTATTCTGACCCATCTGAGGTCTTTGATAAGATATTATCCGATGATCGTATCCTAGACAGAGCATCAAGTGTTACAGAGTCATATGATACCTTTATAAACGAGGCACATCAGTATGATACAAGTAACTGGTGGAGACCAGATTGGAGAGACAGCACTAGTGGTGCTTGGGAACAAAAAGAAATTAAGAGGAAACTTTATCGTGCAGTTACTAATGTCAACATTTTGGAAGGTATCCGCTTTTACGTATCTTTCGCTTGTAGTTTTGCTTTTGGTGAGCTTAAACTCATGGAAGGATCTGCGAAAATCATATCGCTTATTGCAAGAGATGAGAATCTCCATTTGGCAATAACTCAGAATATCATAAACAATTGGAAGAAAGGTGATGATACCCAGATGAAGGAAATCATCAAAGAAGAAGAGCAATGGACATACAGTATGTTTGATCGTTGTGTAAACGAAGAGAAGAGATGGGCAGAGTATCTATTCAAAGATGGTAGTATGATTGGTCTAAACGATAAACTACTTCATCAGTATGTTGAATGGGTAGCAAATCGTAGAATGAGAGCGATTGGTTTAAAACCAGTTTATAGTGTTCCAGCAAAGAATAATCCATTGCCTTGGACAGAACATTGGATATCCTCAAAAGGATTACAAGTGGCACCACAGGAAACAGAAGTCGAATCTTACATTGTTGGAGGAATCAAACAAGATGTCAAAAAAGACACATTCAGTGGGTTTAAACTTTGAGAAACAATTTGGTAAGGGTGTAGACCCTTGGTATGCAAAGGCAGAGAGATGGGTTAAGAAGAAATTCAAAAACCCATATCTCCAACATCTTGCATTAGGTTTTGTTGCTTGGTTGAAAAAAATATGGATAGAAGGTAAGATACAGATGGAAATGGCAAGTGTAGATGAACAAGTGAAAGAAATTCATAAGAGTTGGGATGGATATACTCAACCTAGAGTTAAAATTATTGAAACTGAATCGGAGGTCAAAGGTTTGAAAGATATGAGTATTGAAGCGTATCGTGAAGCAGCTAAGGCAGATGCTTGGTTGTTTGGTGACTATGATGCATATGAATCTTATGATATAAATACTAAAAAAGTGTCTGAAGAAGATGAGTCTGTTTGAAAGATTAAATAATAAAAGATATAATCTGCACGAGGAATCAAAAGATCCTTTTAAAGATTTTAATGCGTATGATAATCTTAATAAAGAAGAACAAAAGAAATTAAGACAGACAAAGAATATAGTTAAAAAAGAAATTAAAGATGAAGGTGATAAAATATCTAGTACAAGATAGAAGCACAGGTGCAGTACACGAAACTCCACAGTTTATGTACTTGCTGATTGCAGCATCTATTTTCTCAAAATATCCAAAAGATATTCGATTAGACTACGTTAAAAAGTATTACGATGCCATTTCCAAACACAAAATCAACATCCCAACACCAATCATGGCAGGAGTCCGTACACCCCTTCGGCAGTATGCGTCTTGCGTTCTGGTTGATGTTGACGACACCTTGGATAGTATTTTTAGTTCTGACATGGCCATTGGTAAGTATGTCGCACAAAGGGCTGGTATTGGTATCAACGCTGGCAGGATCAGGGGGATCAATGCTAAAATCAGGGGTGGAGAAGTTCAACACACAGGTGTCGTCCCGTTTCTCAAAAAGTTTGAATCAACTGTCAGATGCTGCACTCAAAATGGCATCAGAGGTGGATCAGCAACTGTCCACTTTCCAATCTGGCACCAAGAGATAGAAGACATAATAGTTTTAAAGAATAACAAAGGAACAGAAGATAATCGTGTTCGTAAATTAGATTACAGTATTCAATTAAGTAAATTATTCTACGAGAGATTTATTAGTAATGGAAACATCACCCTATTCTCACCTCACGATACGCCAGGTTTGTACGATGCTTTTGGCACTGACGAGTTTGATAATCTCTATACACGTTATGAATCTGATGAATCTATTCCGAAAAAAACTATCGGTGCTCAAGAACTTATACTAGACCTGTTGAAAGAAAGAGCAGAAACTGGTAGAATGTATTTAATGAACATTGACCATTGCAATTCTCATTCATCTTTCACAGATAAAGTTGAAATGAGTAACTTGTGTCAAGAGATTACATTACCAACTAAACCTATACAACACATTGACGATGAAACTGGGGAAATTGCTCTCTGTATCCTTTCTGCTATTAATATTGGCAAAATTAGGGATGTTTCGGATTTTGAAATGCTTTGCGATCTTAGCGTTCGGAGTCTTGATGAACTCATTGATTTTCAACAATACCCAGTCGGAGCAGCAGAAGTCGCTACTAAAGCAAGACGCTCCCTCGGAATTGGTTACATTGGTTTAGCACATTATCTTGCCAAGCAAGGAGTATCTTATGGTGATCCAAAAGCGTGGAAATTGGTACATGATTTAACAGAAGCATTCCAATATTATCTTATAAAGTCCACTGTGAACCTAGCCAAAGAGAAGGGTGCATGTCAATATTCTGATCGTACTAAATATTCTCACGGTGTACTTCCAATCGATACTTACAAAACAGATGTTGATGAATTAGTTCCAAACAAGTTAAACTTTGACTGGGAAACTCTTCGTCAGGATGTAAAGAAATATGGGGTCAGAAACAGCACATTATCCGCACAAATGCCTTCGGAATCATCTTCCGTTGTTAGCAACGCAACAAACGGTATAGAACCTCCAAGAGGATATCTCTCAATCAAGAAGTCAAAGAAAGGACCTCTCAAGCAGATTGTTCCCTCCTACAATACCTTAAAGAATAATTATACGTTGCTCTGGGATATGCCTGATAATACAGGGTATATTAATATTGTTGCTGTTATGCAAAAATTCTTTGACCAAGCAATTTCTGGAAACTGGTCGTACAATCCACAAAATTATGAAAACTCAGAAGTTCCTGTCAGTGTGATGGCACAAGACTTCCTATCTACCTACAAGTATGGTTGGAAGACATCTTACTATCAGAATACATATGACATCAAGACCGATGAGGTTGGTGATACCTTAGAGAATGAAAAGAGTGATAACTTAGAATGTCTATTAAACGAATTAAGCAACGCAAAGGAGGGAGAGTGTGAATCCTGTTCAATTTAAAGTTTCACCTATCAATAGCAAAAAAATGACAAATCTTAAAGGCATGACCGTCTTTAACACAGAGGAGTGTGATACAAAGAAGCAACCTATGTTTTTTGGTAAACCTTTAGGAGTACAGAGATATGATAACTTCAAGTATCCTGCATTTGAGAATCTAACAAAATCTCAACTAGGATATTTCTGGAGACCAGAAGAAGTATCATTACAAAAAGATCGTGGTGATTATCAATCATTACGTCCAGAGCAGAAACACATTTATACATCTAATCTCAAGTATCAGATTATGCTTGACTCTGTACAGGGTCGTGCACCTGGTATGGCATTTTTACCATACTGTTCTTTACCTGAGTTAGAAGCATGTATGGAAGTATGGTCGTTCATGGAGATGATTCATTCACGTTCATACACATATGTTATCAAGAATGTATACTCAGACCCATCTGAGGTCTTTGATAAGATATTATCTGATGATCGTATCTTAGACAGAGCATCAAGTGTTACAGAGTCATATGATACCTTCATAAACGAAGCACATCAGTATGATACAAGTAATTGGTGGAGACCAGATTGGAGAGATAGCACTAGTGGTGCTTGGGAACAAAAAGAAATTAAAAGGAAACTTTATCGTGCAGTTACTAATGTCAACATTTTGGAAGGTATCCGCTTTTATGTATCTTTCGCTTGTAGTTTTGCTTTTGGTGAGCTTAAACTCATGGAAGGATCTGCGAAAATCATATCGCTTATTGCAAGAGATGAGAATCAGCATCTGGTCTTAACTCAACAGATACTAAACAAGTGGAAAGAAGGTGATGATCCTGAGATGGTTGAGATTATGAAAGAGGAAGAAGAAAATATTGTTGAGATGTTTAGGAATGCTGTTAGTGAGGAGAAGGAATGGGCAGAGTATCTGTTCATGGATGGTAGTATGATAGGTTTAAATGGTAAATTACTATCACAATATGTTGAGTGGATTGCTAATCGTAGGATGAAATCCATAGGTCTTACACCTCTATATGACATACCATTGAGGAACAATCCCCTACCGTGGACACAACATTGGATCAGTTCTAAGGGTCTACAGGTAGCACCACAAGAGACAGAAGTAGAGTCATATGTGGTTGGTGGGATCAAACAAGATGTTAAAAAGAACACATTTAGCGGTTTTAAATTGTAATTTTACCTTAAATACTGGTATCTAATGTTACATCTATATGAATGGTCGTCTAACGAAGATCTTTATGAAGTCTCGTCTTCTTAGAATTAAAGAAGGCATTCACAATAAGTCATGGTATCCAGAGTGGAATGATAAGGAAAGGTGGGCAGCTCAACTTGCCCTAAATAATGCATTGGATATCCTTGACGAGTATGAGTATTGACTATGAGAATCCGTGGATATATAATGGTAAAGCATTCGAGTCTTCTGATATAGGAGATCACTTTGGTTTTGTCTACTGCATCGCATGTAATGAGACTAAACGTGAATATATTGGAAGAAAATACTTTTGGAAGTTCCGAACTCCTAAAGGTAAGAAACGCAAAGTGAAATCTGAATCTGATTGGAAGAGTCTAAATACGGATATTGTCATATTAGCTACTGGTAAACCTCAAAATTTAGATGAAGCTCAAAATCATATCTCTAAAGGTGCAAAGAAAGTATTTATAGCTTCAACTCCAGTTGATTTTTCAAATATTCCATTGCTCGTGTCTGGATGCAACGATGAATCAATCAGTTTGGAATCAGACATTATTTCTTTTGGCTCAAATACTGCAAATGCGGTTGGTCCCATTCTAAAAGTTATTGAGTCTGAGTATGGAATTAATGAAGTATTTTTAACAACGGTTCATGGATATTCAAATTCGAATCGTCTTGCTGACGTTGCGGGTGCTGGATTTAGAAAAAATCGAGCAGCTGGAGAAAATATCATTCCATCAGTTACTAATTCATCAAAAGTTATTGAGAGTGCGTTACCAATGCTTAAAGATAAAATAGCTTCGTTTTCAATGACAGTACCCGTACCAGATGGAAGTACGATCGATTTGACTTTGAATCTAAAAACTAGAACATCTAAAGATGAGGTAAATAGTTATCTTGAGAAAGTAACTGCAGATAATTCACTGAAAAATATTATTGGATTTACATATGATCCAATAGTTTCTTCAGATGTGGTTGGAAATTCTCTTTCTGGATTAATTGATGGATTATCAACTATGTGTATTGACGAAGATAAATTAAAACTAATCATTTGGTTTGATAATGGATGGGGTTATGCCTCAAGGATAATTGAAGCTGTGAAATCATCGGAGGTACAATTTGAATAATATTGGAATAAATGGCTTTGGAAGAATAGGTAGGTCTATTTTAAGAATAATTGTTGAATCAAATTCAGATTTAAATGTAATTGCAATTAATGACCTAGGTGATAAGGAAACATTATCATATTTATTTAAACATGATTCAATAATGGGAATTTTAAACATGAATGTTGAATTAGAAGATGATTCCTTAATTGTTGGAGACAGAAAAATTAAATTAATATCCCACAGTGATCCTGGAGAGATTCCTTGGAGTGATTTAGGTGTTGATTTGGTAGTAGAGGCAACAGGCTTTTTTAGGG